ACGACTTCCTTTGATGGTATTAGTATTAACAATACAGGAGCAACAAACATTGCTGGAAACATCCGCATCTATGGATATAAGAACTAGGGGATAAGATGACAAAGATTTATGCAATAGATGCTGCAACTGGTGAAGAAGCATTGCGCGACATGACGGAAGCGGAGCAAGCGCATTTCGACAACATGGAAGCAGAGTTTAAAGATAAGAAGTCGGCAGCAGATAAAGCAGCAGCAGATAAAGCAGCCCTTCTAACCAAACTTGGCATTACAGCTGATGAAGCAGCATTGTTACTTGGATGAAGCCGCAATTAAGTAAAGCTGCAATTCAACTCAGAGAGCAGTTTGATGACTCATTTCCAGATCGTGACCGCACATCGGATGGCTGGATCGGTGATACCAGACACGCTGCTCGCAAGTCTGATCATAATCCAGATGAGCAAGGCTGGGTACGTGCCGTTGATATCGACCGTGACCTACATAAAGGATCGAAGCCAGACATCATGGGCGATCTTGCAGATCAGCTTCGACTCTTATCAAAGTCAAAAAAAGACAAGCGTATTACTTACATCATCTTCGATGGACTTATCTGTTCCCAAATCCTTAACTGGAAGTGGAGACCGTACACAGGGGCTAACAAACACACTAAGCACATGCATGTCAGCTTTACGAAAAAGGCTGATAATGATGGGGCTTTTTTTCAGATACCTATGTTAGGAGCAAGTAATGAATGAACTAAAAACAGCAGCGGGTTCATGGGCTAGAGCTTTCCTTGTAGCAGTAATCTCAATGGCAGCAGCAGGGGTCACAGATCCTAAAGCACTTATCGCAGCTGGCATTGCTTCTATCCTGCCTCCAGTATTGAGATACCTCAATGCCAACGATCCTGCTATGGGCTTGAAGAAGTGACACAAACCGACTTCTTTACTCTTTACCTTGCCACACTAGCTACGCTAGGTGGTCTATCGGGCTTTGTCATAACACACCTGTTGTCTGAAATTAAAAGACTTAATGGGCGTGTTGATGAGATCTATAACCTACTCCTAGACCGATAATTTACCATGGCAAGAAAAGCGACAAAGGCACTAGAGGAGCAGGGTTACTCTAAGTTAGATGCTTATTGCATTGGGCTTTATGAATACTTTTGCAGCCTTAAAAGAGCAGGCTTTAAGGAAGATATAGCCATGTTCATGATTACCGAGCCTCAGTCGTATCCGGGTTGGATCTTGCCAGACCCAGTCGATCCAGAGAAGTTCGGCGATTATGAAGATGAGGACGATGATTAAAAAACGCTATCTGGTTATCTCGGATCTACAGATCCCCTATCACCACGAGCAAGCCGTTAAGAATCTAATCAAGTTAGTAAAGCGTGAGAAGTTTGACCTTGTGTTGAACACAGGTGACGAGTTAGATATGCAGTCACAAAGTAAGTGGGCACAGGGCACTAAATTAGAGTGGGAAGGTACGTTAGATGCTGACAGAAGCCTTGCTCAGAATATTCTCTATGACCTCGGCACAACAGATGTCACTCGCAGCAATCACACAGACAGGCTCTACCATACGTTATTACGAGCACCTAGCCTCATTGGGTTGCCAGAGCTTGAATACGCCAAGTTTATGGACTTCGCCGGACTCGGCATCCGATTTCACAAAAAGCCCTTTGAGTTCCACAAAGGCTGGGTGCTAGTCCATGGCGATGAAGGATCTATGAACTCTAATGCCGGACTTACAGCCCTTGCTCTAGCACGTAAGTTCGGCAAGTCTGTAGTCTGTGGACACACTCACAGGGCAGGCATCAGTGCCTTCACAGAGGGCATAGGAAGCCAATACAGGACTTTATGGGGCGTAGAGGCAGGAAATGTCATGGCAAAGAATAAAGCCTCTTATCTCAAGGCTAACAGTGCTAATTGGCAGATGTCTGTGGCAGTCATAGAAACGCATGGAAATCGTGTTAGCCCTATGCTTGTGCCTATTAACAAGGACGGATCCTTTACCCTTTACGGGAAGTTATACGCCTAAATCCGTTATCAAATCGTTATGCAAATATGCATGGTAAGTGCGTGTCGGTGTGTCACACTAATATCGTAAGCCAGTCAAGGGCACTGGCTACAGATAGGTACACAAATGCAAATTCCAATGATCTTAATCCTACTAGCTGCTAACGTGCTTTGGTACGTAGTGGGCTGGTCTCAAGGCTTCAACGAGGGCAAGCGCGAGGGTCTAGCCCTTGCTAAGAAATACCAGCGAGCAGCAGCCGATGCTCGCTAATGAAATCCTACTCACAGCAACAGACACGATACGCGACCGTGGGCTTTCATACGGTCATCCTGCGGATAACTTGCAGCACACAGCAATGCTCCTCAGTGCATACCTTCAAACACCAATACACGACTATCAGGTGGCAGGGATCATGGTCTTGGTTAAACTTGCAAGGACTAATCAGACAGCCCAGCACATTGACAACTGGATCGACATGGCATCCTATGCCGCACTCGCAGGACAATTAGCAACAGAGGAGAATGAACTATATGTTTAATTTAGCCGATTACGAGACAGTGGAGGTTCGCCTTGAGAAGTTTATTAAGGATTATCCAGATTTTAGGCTTGCAACTGAGTTGGAAGTTTGCGACAAAGATAGATACGTTGTTAAAGCATATCTTTACAAAGTTACTGCCGATTCTGTTGCATGGACAACAGGGTACGCGGAGGAGAAAGTTACTGATCGAGGCGTTAATAGCACTTCAGCACTGGAGAATTGCGAGACTTCGGCAATCGGCAGAGCTCTTGCTAATGCAGGTTATGCTGCTAAAGGGAAGCGACCAAGCCAAGAGGAAATGAAGAAGGTCGTTGCTACAAAAGTAGCAAAGCCACCGGTACAGGATCTCGTACCAGATCAGCAGGACTATTGGACTACTCCGGTAAATGAATACATGAAGGTAGTGGATGCTCCAGTCACCCTAGAAAAGGCTATGGAAAACGTAGCTGCGATCATAGGTACAGGTGAAGCACAAGAAGCACCATCTTGCAAGCATGGACACATGACATGGCGAGAAGGCACCAAGAATAATAAGGCTTGGGGCGGTTACTTCTGTTCAGTAGTCAATAATCAAGGGGGCGAGCCTAAGTGCCCTACACAGTGGTACACACTAAGCAGCGAGGGTAAGTTTGTTCCTCAGAAAGCGTGGGCATAATGGGTAAATTAAAATTCTATAATGAGACAACAGGCGAGTGGACTAACATCGAGGACGTGCCTATGTTTGACACGATCAACTGCCAACTCTGCAATGAGCCGACAGAAGCTCATGACATTGTTGCTGAGATCAAGTTTAAGGATGACCAGCCTGTAGTAGGGGCATGGCAGTGCAGAAAGTGTAAAGCCGTCAATGGATAATCTCATAACAGCTGCGATAATTGTGCTAGTAGTCTGCTCATTGTGGCTAGGTTATCTGGCAGGATCTCTTAATGGATAGAATAGAGCTGCTAAAGCAGATGCCTATAAATCTAGAGTTAGATGATGTAGACATGGTGCAATGTTCACGATGCGAGGAAAGAACACCTGAAGCAGAGGTGCAATCTGTCGGATCATGGTGGCTATGTGGAATCTGTTATGACGATATTTAATGGCTAATCAAATAGAGCTAGTATCAGAAGAACAATGTCCTTGTTTTTACTTTGGATCATGTCCTACTGATGGTGAGCATAATGGCTAGTCAAGCAAGGAAGCACAGAGGTTTCCGCACAGAGCGCGTTGTCGCACAGTACCTATCGACTGTATGGCAAGGCGCCTGTGTGGGACGGGGTAGTGGCAAAGATATTGTGAATGTGCCGTTTGATGTTGAAGTAAAAGCCAGAGCAGGCTTTCAACCTCTTGCGTATCTGAAGCAGTTAAAGGCTCGGACATCTTCTTCTGGGGAATTGGGTTTCGGAGTCATACGGCTAAACGGACAAGGAGAAGATGCAAGTGAGTATGCCTGCATCATCCGACTAGCTGATCTATTGCCACTACTCCATCTTAAATACGGTCACTTAGACAAAGAACCTACAGAGGCAGACATAGACCGGTGCTCTGGATGTGGGTCATACATGATCAGGAGATGCTTAACTTGCCAGCCTACGACTACAGATGTGTCAAATGCAATCTATCCCAAGAAGTCACTCATGGATTCGACAGTAGACCAGTAGTGCCATGTCAGTTATGCAATGCACCTATGGTCAAGGAATTTACTGCCTCAGCTGTGCACTTTAAGGGCAAAGGCTTCTATTCAACCGATAAATAGTTATCCACAGAAGTTATCCACAGGAGGTAAATAAGTGATGACACGCCCAAGATTTACGCTGTTGCTTGACACAATCAGTATGCTACTTAGGCAGAGCCCATCAAGGGCTCAACACGCGCCGCTGAAGCGGATAGCGCGTGGGGTGCTAATAGCATTAGTGGGATCTCTATGCCTAATGCCTGAAGCAGGAGGCTCTATACCAAAGCAATATATAAGCTATAAAGAATATGCTTATTATGCATTAGGTTATAACCTCAAAGAATATAAATGTTTATCTATACTCTATGGTAAAGAATCAGCATGGAATCCTAAAGCTGTTAATGGATCACACTATGGAATACCACAAGGTAAGAGTGAGTGGCTTAAAGACCAAGATGGCTATACTCAGATACGATGGGGCTTAGACTATATAGGTCATAGATATGGTGAGCCATGCATAGCCTTAGATCATTGGAGTAAATACGGATGGCATTAGATAAGTTAAACAGCCGTAGATACAGGGTGCATAAGGAACGTGTGTTTATGCGTGATGGTAGGCAGTGCCGGTACTGTGGCTCAGATGAGGAGCCATTGCATATAGATCACATTATCCCACGTAAAGCAGGTGGCACACATGATCTTGATAACTTACAAGTGCTGTGTAAGAGCTGCAATCTACGTAAGTCAAGCAAGCAAGAAGGGGTTTTTTTAGCACAGACGGCTAC